ATGCGCGTTGAGCGCGTCCGCGGCGATGCGGTTGCGCGCCATGGCGCATCCGTATCCCTGGCGCGGCCTGTAGTCCACCTCGTGGCCGCACGTGTCGAGCCGCCACAGCGACTCGGACGTGGCCTGCGAGATGCGGCCGTCGTAGGTCGGCACCTCGATGAGTATGCGCATGCGTTCTCCTCCGGTAAGTAATCCGCCTTACTTACGCCCTGGCGTTTGCGTTCGCGTCGTAGTACCTGCCCATGCGCTCACGCGCCTCGTACCATGCGGACGGGCCGCCGCTGTTCCCGACATGCTTGCGCACCTCGCCGGGCGCGTCCGAGAGCGACAGGCCGTCGTAACGGCCGATGATCTCCTGCTTGCGGCGCTCTATCTCCTTGGCGTCGAATTCGTCGGGGTGCTTCGCGGCGTACGCGTCGAGCGCCTCCATGTCGCGCCAGCAGTTGTACTGGGCCTCCTGGTCGATGCCCTCGATGCTGTCCATTCCGTATCGCCCGGGCACTATCAGGCAGTCGCACATGCGGTGGTCGCCCGCCTCGGCGTCGTTCTCCGAGTGGTAGGCGAAGCCGCGCGACGCCAGCATCATGCAGTACGTGCACGTCCTGGCACCAGTCGGGACCCTCGCGTACGCCACGTCGCCGTATTCGAGCGCGCGCGACTGGCGCCTGCGCGGCCCCCTGGCCCTCGTGCCGTACCTGCTGGGCATGTCCATGCCGCCGCCGATGCCGTCCATCACCCTGCCGGTCCTGTCACGTTCGACGTTCTGCCGCACGGTCTCGTTCACTGCGTTGCGCACGTAGTTGTGCGCTATCTCGCCCACGGCGTCCAGGAACGTGGCGGTATCGCCCGAGAGGGCTTTCGACAGCTGGTATCTGACGGCCTTCTCCACCTTCCTGGAGTTGTCGCCCTCCCACATCTCGGCGGCTGGGAACTCCGCGCCCATGCAGGCGTCGTAGAGGTCGCACGCTATCGACGAGGCGTACTCGCCGTACTCGCGCACCACGTCGGACACGATCTCGATGACCGCGTTGCGGAGCTCGGCGGCCTCCCAGGACGGGTGCGCCTTCATCCACTTCTTGACGAGCGACTCGGCGCGCTTGGTGGCGTTGCGCTGCGCCTGGAGCACCCACAGCTGGTAGACCTCCAGCTCGGCGGCGTTATAGGTCGTCATTTTCCTCGCCCATCAGCCTGTCCACCATCGTGTTCGCCCTGGAGCGTCGCTCCTCGACCTCCAGCGCGTCGATGGCGTCCTCGTCCATGCCCATCATCCTGGCGCACGTGCGCGTCTTGCCGAAGCCCTCGCGGACGCTGGCGAACTTCACGGCGAAGTCGGCCACGGCCGCGCGGCTGTTCAGCATCGGCTCGGCGTACGCCACGCGGATGTCGCGCTCTGCGTCTGTTAGCTCGTCGAGCGTCTTGTTGGCCGCGACGGCCACCGCACGGCGCATGAGGTTCTTCATCGACTCGCGGTCGCCCTGGATGTCATTCTCGGCGATGAGGCAGATGTCCTCGCGGCTCGCCTGGATCGCCTCGGCGCTCGACGGGTTGTCCTGGACGATGCCGAGCGAGTTGAGCGGCGTGCCCGTGGCTCCCGAGAGCTGCGCGCCCAGCATGTTGAGCTGGGTGCGGTAGACCTCGGGGCTGTTCGCCGTTAGCCGCTGCAACGTCGGGGTCCCGCCCTCGTCGTTGGTCGTGGAGAGTATGAGCGAGTCGAGGTACGCCTTCTGCTTGTTCGATAGCATCGCGTCGAACTGGTCGTCCGAGAGGCCCATGATGGCGTCCTTCGGCATGGCGTAGAGCGCGGCCGACACCTCGGCGTCCCACAGCACGCGCACGGCGCTCTGCGTGAGCCCCTGCACGAACCGCGTGATGCGCGACTTGCCGAACGGCTTCTCCGCCGTGCGCTTGTGGACGAACGAGACCATCATCGGGACGCCGACCGACAACGTGGAGTAATCGACTTTCCAGCTGTCCCCGTCCTTCACCAGCACGGTGGTCTTGTCCTGCTCGTAGAAGTTGACCTGGACCGGCTTCGGCCCCTCGAGCGCGTTGCCGAAACCCCACCGCGCGATCGCGAACCCTGCGCCGATGCGCCCGAACTGCATGTCGTCGCTGGGAATGGCAACCGCTGTCTTCGCGGAGTGGAAGCGGATGAGCGGAAGCCTCCCGCCACCCTGCGCGCCAACGGTCGCGAACATGGGACCGTGCTTCAGCTTCGAGATGAGGAATCCGTCGTACTGCTCTACGAGGCTGTTGGCCCCGGCTATGCGCGCCACGAGACCCTCGCCAGACCCGTCGTCGACCGAGCGGAGCCTGATGCGGTCGGCCAGCGCGTCGACGACCTTCTCGGGCCAGTAGCACGCAATCGCGTTGCGGGCGCGCGTGAAGTCGTCGCGGTCGACTGTCAGCCCCAACTCGGGGACTGACACCTTGCCGTCGTAATACTCGTCGAGCGTCTTGTTGCGGTCTGCGACGCGCTCGTAAACGGCGCAAAGCTCGTCGAGCACGTCCATTTGCGATCTTGACAGCCCGTGCGCGTTCTTGAGTGTCGAAAGTTCGCCCATCATCCGATTCTTGCCTTTCGTCCGGGTTTGTGTTTCGCGTTTTTCGCGGCCCACAGCGCGCAGGCCGCCGATTCGATTGCAGTTGACTGCTCGCCGCCGATGCACCAGGCGTCGCGGCCAACCTTGCGGCGCGCGGCGGACTTCGCCTGGTCGTCGAGTTCCGCCTGGCCGTAATGAGTCACCGTGCCGCTCCTGATGCCGTCGACGATCAGCGCGGCTGCGTCTATCGCATCAGAAGTACGCATGACGTGGAGCTGCCTGTCCCTGTAGTTCTCCAGGCGGCTTGTGAGGGCCTCGGCGTTCCTGCCGTCCACGGCGAGCATCGCGCACTTGTCCGCGCGCGCGTCGAGCCAATCCGCCAGCCATCCGAGGCCGCTCCTGGTGTCTCGGTAGTCCACCAGCTCGAAGTGCGGCACGTCGCCGCGCCAGCAGGCCGAGAGCGCCGCCTCGGAGCCGTCGGGCGAGAGCTTCACGCCGTAGCACACGTCGCCGCGCGGCTCGTCGTCGGTCGCGCAGGCGTCCCAGGCCTGCGGGTCGAACACATTCATGCTCATGGCCGTAACCGGGGGCCACCAGCCAAGGTGCTCGCGTGCGAAGGCATCTGCCGACATTGTGTTAGCGTCTTTTTCAAGCCCGCTTTCGAGCAATTGGTAGCCAAGCGACGGATTGGCCGTATACCATCTCGACTTGTCGAAAACGTCGCCAATCTCGTCTACTGACCACTCGTGAATACACGCCCCTTTGTAAGGGGTTTTCAGCAATGTGTTCCGCATGGTCATGAACTTATGGCCCTTATCAGGCCGCCTCGGATCTGGGACGGTGCCCATGAGTATCGTCTGCGGCGAGCCGCTCGGTGCCGCAGAGTTGAGCGGGGCGAGTGCGGCGTCCTGCTCGTCTGTATAACTCTGAGCCTCGTCTATGACCACAAGGTCGAATGTGCCGCCTCGTCCCATGTCTGAATTGCTGCCGCGTGTCCTGAACTCGATGTGCCCGCCGTTCTTCAGGTCGAGCACCATCTGGTTCGCGCTCGTCGTGTATCTATCGACCAGGGCGTTTAGTTCTGGGAACTCGGCCATTGGGTCGTTCTTCATCGAGCCGAACTTCTTACGCAGGCGATTGAACGCTTTCTGCGCCGTTTGAAATTCCTGGGCGGTATGCAGGATCTGCTCACCGCGCCACACCAAACCCCATGTCTCTCGTGGATCGCTTACGCCTGTTTTCCCGTTTTGCCGTGGAATAGGCAAAAGGCACAGCGAATTGACTAGCTTGCCGTTTTCGACCGCAAGCCAGTCATCGAGCACCATGCATTGCCATGGGTGTGGCTTCAGCCCGTATTTGTTCGCCATTTGCACGGCGAACTTGCCCTCAGACAATTCGTAGTCGGCGCAGAGCCTATGGACAGGCGTCTGCATGCCGAGATCAGGCATTTGCCAGCACCTCGTCTGCTTCCTTCAGGATCGACGCAAGTGGCGTTTCGAGCTGCTCGCTTGCGTTCAGAGCCTTCAGCCTGTCAACAGCTTCGAGGAAACCAGTCGCCAACGGCTTTATATCGCGACCGCTATCGGTCATGTCGAGCACTTTCGCATACTTGACTATGATTGCCTCGATGGCCCCGCGTTCGCCGCGCTCGCGCCATTCTTTCTCGACGCTAGTCGGTATATGGCCTTCCGGTTGGTTGTACTTAGGCATCTAGCGTCACCTCCAATTCATCGAGTGGTTTAGCGCCTTTTCGCGAATTGCACTTGAAACACGCGAGCTTAACGTTCTCCCATGAATGCTCCCCGCCTTCAGCGAGCGGAATGACGTGATCGCGCGTCGGATAGGTGCCGCCTATCACCATGTATCCGTCTTGGTTAACGGTGTAATCGTCGAAATCGGTCGCGCACCCGCACAGATAACAAATGCCGTTGTCTCTTTCGTACAGCTTGCGGAGCGGTATGTCCCTCTTGTACGCCCTGCTATTGCGCATCCGGCGCTTGTCTGTCTTCCTCGTGCCCCTGTTCCTCGAACAGCACAGCTTCGTGCAGAACAGCTTGTCGGGATTATGCGTCTCGAACTCTACGCCGCAACCAGGGCACGTCCTTCTAAGCGCCACAACCGAGTGCTTGCCGTTCTTGCCGGGTGCGAGCCCGAACTTCTTGATGTACTTTGAAGTTGTTCCGACAGACCAACCATTGCTCAAATCGATCTGCCGCATGCTCATGCCTCTCTCGTACAAGGCAATGACATCGACTGCACTAATGTCGACAAATCCGCGGCGACCTGGCCGTCGTGGCGTAATGCCAGCGTCTCTCAGCCTTCTGTTTACCGTCGTATATGAACACCCAAGCAGCGCACCGATTTCGGCGGTCGTTCTCCCTTCCTCGTATAACCATTTAATTTCGTTGAGGTTTAAATCAAGTGCCGTGAACATTTCTCCCATGCCTTATCTCCCATGCCAGAAAAAGGAGAAACCGCACCGTGGCATGGGATGACGGTGCGGTTTCCTTTGCTATTCAGAGCGGTAGCTAACCGCTCATAGCCAGATTTGGTTGTCGCGCTTATTGTGGAATCGCCCACTTAGTGTGGAGGCTCA